GGAGGAGCGTCTGGCCCTCGCCACCCGCGTCCCCGGCGCGTTCGTCAAGATCACCGAGGCGGCCTCCTAATGGCGCTGCGCATCTACCGCTCGCCTGACGGCTACCAGTTCCAGTACGAGGAGGGAACGCAGCCTGCGGGCTACGTCCTCGTGACCGCCGAGAAGCCCAAGGCCGCGCCCAAGCGGCGCACGGCGGCGAACAAGGCCAGGCAGGCCGACAACAAGTAAGGAGGGGGCGGCATGGCCTACACCATGACCCCATGGGGCTACGACGTGGACGGCACGTTGCCGCCTCTCATCACGCGGGAGCAGTTCGACGGCATGACGGGCGGCAAGTGGGCGAGCGACGGGCGCGTGGACAGCGCCATAGCGGCCGCGAGCGCGACCATCCGCAACGCGTGTGGCTGGCACGTCGCGCCGTCGATGCCCTGCCGCGCCGTCGTGGACGGCGACGGCTCGCGCACCATCTGGCTGCGCACCACGTGCCTGACGGGCGTGTCCTCGCTCGACGTGGACGGCACCGAGGCGGCGTGCCAGTGGTCGCGCATCGGGCAGGTCGTGTCCGACGTGCGCGTGCCCTGCGCGCTGCAGGCAGCCGTGGTCGAGTACGCGGCGGGCTTCGACGCCGTGCCCGACGACCTCATGGCGGTCGTGCGCTCGATGGTCGTGCGCTCCATCGCCATGTCCTACGGCGTGACCTCCGAGAGCGCTGGCGGCGTGTCCGTCAGCTACGCGCAGGGGGCCGCATACGCGGCAGAGGCCACGAGCGCGACCGACTCCGACATGGCGGCGCTCATGCCGTACAGGGCGGTGACGGCGCATGCTACCTAGCTTCTGCCGTGACACCGTGACGGTCGTGCGCCCCGCGTCCAGGGAGTCGCGCGGAACGGTCGTGCCCGATTGGGCGAACGCACAAAGCCACGTCCTCAGCGAGTGCAGCGTGCAGACGCCGACCACCTCGATGGACATGGACGGCAGGCGGCAGACGGCCCTCGCCGGCACGCTCTACGCCCCGCCGTTCTCCGACGTGGCGGCTGGCGACCGCATCGAGTGGACCGACCCCATGGGCAGGGCGCACGCGTTCCTCGTGGACGGCGAGCCGATGCCGTGGGAAAGCCCAACGGGCCGCGTCAGCCACGTGCAGGCCGACCTCATCGAGTGGAGGGGGTAGCCGTGGCCGACTCCATCAAGTTCAACAGCGCGGGCTTCCGCGCCATCCTTCTCGGCGGCGGCACCAAGAGCGCCGTCCAGTCGGCGGCGCAGCAGGTGGCCGCAAGGGGCCACGGCCTAGAGGTGCGCTCTCGCATTGGCAGCTACGGCGGCGGCAGGCAGATAGCGTTCGTCCGCACGACCGCTACCACGCCAGCCGAGGCCGAGATGCAGCGCGAGACGCTCGAGTCAATCATCTAGGGGGTTCGCCATGCAGCTCGTCACGCCCGTCGATGCGGACGACGTAATCCAGCGGTGGCTCAACTCCGTGGGCGTCCATGCCTGCGCCCAGCCGCTCCCGCACGACCTCGCTGGCAACCTGCCGCTCACGCTCGTGCAGGGCATGGGCGGCGACCGCGCCGACGTGGTGCGCGACGTGTTCAGCATCAGGCTCTACACGTGGGCTGAAACGGACACAGAGGCCGCAGCCGAGGCGGCGCGCGTGGCCGCGTCGCTACAGGCCATGGAGCGCGAGGACGTGGGCGGCGCATTCTGCCGCAGCGTGGAGTTGAACGCCCTGCCGTATCCAGCGCACGACATCAACCACCCCGACCTGCCGCGAATGTGCTTCACCGCGAGGGTGGGCATAGCGGCGAGCGTCGGGAACCAAGACTAGACATAAGGAGGACACATGGCACTCAACGCAGCCAACGTGTTCATCGGCACGCCAGAGCAGAGCGCCACCGTGGGCGCTCTGTCCCGTGGCGACGTGCTGACCACCATCCCCGCCGACTACGCGGCGGCAAAGACCGCAATCGCGAGCTTCGAGATGAGCGGCTACATCTCCGAGGACGGCGCCACGCTCACCATCGACAAGTCCACCAACGGCATCATCGAGTGGGCGCGCAAGCAGGTGCGCCGCACGCTTGACAGCGTGGACGCCACCATCGGCTGCACGCTCCTGCAGATGGACGCCCAGGACGCCAAGTTCGTCTTTGGCGATTCCAACGTCTCGACAGTCGCGGCAGGCAGCGGCCACGGCAACCAGATGAAGATCAGCGTTGGCGCGTCGCTTGATGAGCCGCACGCGTGGGCGCTGCGCATCAAGGACGGGGACTTCGGCATGATCGTCCTCTGCCCCAACGGGCAGGTCACCTCCGGCATCGACATGACGTTCGCCGCCGACCAGGCAATCAACATGCCCATCACCATCTCGGCGAACAGCGACGATGCTGGCCAACTCGTCTACATCTACACGGATGACGGCCTGACGGCCTAGCGAAAACGGAGGTAAGCCTTGTTCAAGCTAAAGCTGAGCCGCAAGGCGTCGTTCGAGGTCAAGATTGATGACGAGACGTACTACGTGCCGAACGCTGGAGAGCTGCCGACGCGCTGGATGGACAGGCTCATCGACGCGTACTCAATCGAGGACGAGGACAAGCGCGGAAAGGCCATCTGGCATTTCATGCACGACCTGTTCGGTGAGTACGTCGGGGATGACGTCGTGGGCGACATGAATGCCGAGGAGTTCGCGGCACTCTGCGACGCATGGAACGCCGAGACGGAGGACGCGGACGGTGCGACGCCGGGGGAATAGCGGAGCTGGCGCGTCTCGTGCGCGAGCACGGGCCAGCTATCGACTACGACCTCATGACTTTGACAAGGTTCACAATCGCTGACCTCGGCGGGGCGCTCTCGTGGGGGGCGCTCCGCCATTTTCTTTTGTACCTACCGCGCACGAGCGCCACGAGCCGCGAGCTGCGCCCGACCTCCGACGAGGAGATGTGGGCCAACGGCAACGCCACCGCCGCGATTCTCGCGGACATCTACGACGCGATTTCGCAGCTCAACAACAACGTCATGGCGAAGGGGACGGGCAGGGCGGCAAGACAGGCCAAGCCCTACCGCAGGCCGTGGAGAAAGCCGACGAACGAGCGGCAGCTCGGGCGCGACCCCATCCCCGTCTCGGAGTTCGAGGCGTGGTGGGCCGAACACGCTTAGGAGGTGAAGAATGGCTTCTGGCATCGAGGTGGCCAAGGCATACGTAACCATCATCCCCTCAATGAAGGGAATACAGGGCGAAATCTCCAAGCAGCTCGGCATCGAGTCCATCAGCACCAACGCGGGAAAGACGTTCGGCAACGGACTCCTGAACGGACTCAGCGGCGTGACGGGCAAGCTGTCCTCTACGCTGGGAAAGACTATCAGCATCGTGACCAAGGCAGCGACGGCGGCGGGAATCACGGCGCTCACCAAGTTCTCCATGGACAGCTACGCGCAGTACGAGCAGCTCGCGGGCGGAGCCGAACAGATATTCTCGCAGATGGACTTCGGGAGAATATCGGCGGACGCGCAGGCGGCGTACAGGGACATGGGCATGTCCGCGAACGAGTACCTGGAGTCCATCAACCAGGTCGGCGCGGCGTTCAAGGCCACCATGGGGGACGAGCGAGGCTATGACACCGCAAAACGCGGCATGCAGGCCATCTCCGACTACGCCAGCGGCACGGGCCGCAACCTGGACGAGCTGAACGACAAGTACCAGATGATCACGCGCTCGACGTCCAGCTACCAGTCCATCGCCGACCAGTTCAGCGGCATCCTGCCAGCGACGAGCGCCGACTTCCTCAAGCAGGCGCAGGCGGCGGGACTCCTCAGCGGCGAGTACACCAAGCTGACCGAGGTGCCCGTCGCCGAGTACCAGCAGGCCGTGACAGGCATGCTGGAACGTGGTGTGGACGCGCTCAACCTAACCGGCAACACCGCGCGCGAGGCCGAGCACACCATAAGCGGCTCGCTCGCCATGGCCAAGGCGTCGTGGACTAACTTGCTCACCGAGCTGGGCAAGGATGACGGCAACATCGAGGCCCGCGTCGGCGAGGTCGTGGACAGCGCGCTCGCCGTCGTGGAGAACGCGGGGCCGCGCCTCGTCAAGGTGGTCGGCGCGCTCATCCAGAAGGTCCCGCCCGCAATCGCCGAGAACGCGCCGAAGGTCATGCAGGCCATGACCGAGCTGCTGGACGGCGTGACGGACGGCGCGTTCTCGCGTGCCGTGGCAAAGATTCAGCCGAGCGTCGAGCGCATCGGCGGGGCAATCAGCGGCCTGATTGACAGGCTCGCGCCGCTCGCGCCCTATGCGCAGCAGATAGGCTCTGCGGTCGGTGACATACTCGCCAAGGCGTTCGAGGCCGCGTCAAAGGCGGTGGAGGCGCTCGCGCCCATCCTCGCCGACATAGCCGAGGCGGTCATGCCCGTGCTCGCGGACGCAGCGCAACTCTGCGCCGACGCGTTCGAGAAGCTGGTGGACATCGTGACGGGCGCGCTCGAGTTCCTGGGCGAGTCCTTCGGCAAGATAGGGGACTTCCTCAAAGACCCGCTGGGCAGCATCCAGAGCTTCGGCAAGGACATACAGAGGTCGTTCACCAACACGGGAAAGAGCGTCACCAAGACCGCCAGCGCGACCGAGCGCAGCGTGTCCAAGACGTTCACGTCCATGGCCACGTCCGCGCAGAGCAGCGGCAACACCATGCAGCGCGGCGTGTCCGGCAGCTTCACCACCATGCAGGCCAACGGCTCCAAGTCCGTGTCCGCGCTCGAGTCCAGCGTCCGCACTGGCATGACGAACGCCGCGAGCACGACGGCGAGCAGGATGTCCGCGCTCGAGGGCAGCGTCAAGACCTCGACGGGCAACGCCGCGAGCAGCGCCGAGAGCACGAGCACGCGCATCAAGAACGCGTGGAACAAGTCCTACAAGATGACCCTCAACTCCGAGGCCAACACCAGCAGCGCCGAGGGCAAGCTGTCCAAGCTGCGGAACAACTGGAACGGCTCGTCCATCACGTTCACGTCGTATGCGGACACCGACCCTGCGGAGAGGAAGCTGCAGAAGCTGTATGCGAGGTGGGCGTTCACGTCCATCCCGTTCTCCGCGACGGGCGGCGCGTTCGCGCGTGGCGCGATCATCGAGAAGCACGCGGACGGCTTCATCGCCAACAGGCCCGGGCGCGGCGTGGACATCACGCGCCACATCGCGGGCGAGGCGGGGGCCGAGGCGATCATCCCGCTCACCAACAAGCGCTATGTCCGCCCGTTCGCGGAGACGGTCGCAGACCTCATCGACGTGGGCAACGGCGGCGTGACCATCACTGGAAACACGTTCATCGTGCGCAACGACCGCGACATATCGGCCATCGGTCGCGCAATCAACGAGGAGGCCGAGCGCGTTAGGAGGTCGAGGCTGTGATGGAGCCGAGCATGTGCCTGGTTTTCAACGACCACGACCTAGCCGACGAGTTCGTGGTCGAGTACCACGTGACGCGCGACCTGCCCACGTGGGAGCCGACGCTGGTGGACGTGATGGGACGCGACGGCGCGGTCTACGCTGGCACCCGCGCCCTGCCGCGCAGCGTGGAGGCCGACCTGTACTTCATGGACGATACGCGAGAGGGGCGCATGCGCGCCGTGCGCTCGCTCGCGTCCATCCTCGCGGTGCGCGAGCCTGCGCGGCTCGTCCTCGGCGACGAGGGCGGGCTGTGGCGTCTTGCCGTGCCGCAGCTCGAGCAGCCGCTCGAGGCGTTCCTCAACGCCGACGCGGCGCACGTCTCGTTCGTCTGTCCCGACCCGTGGCTCTACGGCGAGGAGCACGAGTGGACGCTCGGCTCGTCCACCACGCTGCTCGTGGGCGGCTCGTGCGAGGCCCCAATCGACATCACCGTCACGGGGGCCATGGCTGGCACGCTGACCGTCACGAACACGACCACGGGGCAGTCCCTCAGCGTCAGCGGAGTTCCCGCTGGCGCTTCCGCGTCCATCAAATCCAGCGAGTGCGTGGTCACGGTGAACGGCACCACCAAGGTGCTCACCGCATCGTCCAGGTGGCTGCACGCGCAGCCCGGGGAGAACGTCATCACCGTGACGAACGGCGGAACCTCCGTCGTGGCGAGCGTGACGGACAGGTGGTGGTAGCGTGCGCATCACGGCATTCACGCACGACTGGCAGCCAATCGGCGACCTCGACCAAGGGCGCATGCTGTCCGCAAAGGTCATAGAGGAGGTCAACGGCGAGCACGCGATCGTCATCGAGACTACGCAGGAATTGGCCAAGGATGACCGCCTGCTATGGCGCGATGACGCGGGAATCTGGCACGAGTACGTCGTGTATGGCATCTCGTCCACGCGGCTGGGGCCGACAGTGGTGGCCCACACCTACTACTGCCCGTGGTCGGTGCAGGTAGACCTGGACGAAACGACCACCACGGCGATGCCCGGAACGTCGGGGGTGCCAGCGAGCGCGACGGTCGCGCTCAGGGGTGCCCTGCAAGGCACGGCGAGGTGGACGGTCGGCACGGTCGAGCCGACCACGCTCGCCAGCGCGTCCTTCTGGCGCAAGAGCGGCTGGGAGGCCATGCAGCTCCTCGTGGAGACGTGGGGCGGCGAGCTGCGCGCCGACATCGCGGTCACTGAGGACTGGGCGGTCACGCGCAGGGTCAGCCTGCTGAACCATGTAGGCTCCGAGACACCCACGCGCCGATACGACTACGGGCACGACGTGGTGGGAATCACGCGCGACGTGCTCGAGCAGCCGTGGACGTGCAGGGTCATCCCGCTCGGAGCTGGCGAGGAGCTGGACAGCGGCGGCTACGGGCGCAAGATAACCATCGAGGACGTGAACGGCGGCGTTGACTACCTCGAGGACGCCGAGGTCGTGCCGCTCGTCCGCAAGCCTGACGGCAGCGGCGGGTGGGAGTACCCCGTCCAGCACGTCGAGAACCCCAACGCAAAGACGCCAGCCGAGCTGCTGGCGTGGGCGCAGGCCAACCTACACGAGTGGACGCGCCCAAAGGCGAGCTACGAGCTGGACGTGGTTCAGCTCGCGCAGGCTGGCACCTCTGGCGGCGTCGCGTGCGGCGATGAGGTCATCGTCGTGGACACCGCGTTCGGGGAGTCGGGCATCCAGATGGAAACGCGCTGCGTGCGCGTGGAGGTCGATTTGCTCGACCCGTCGCAGAACGTGGTGACGCTTTCCAACGTCCCCAGCTCGCTCGGCTCGCAGCTCGCGTCCATCGCGCAGGCTGGCCAGACGGCGCTCGACATGATCGCGAACAGCGGCGAGCGTCAGGCGTCCAGCGAGTACGTGTCCGACCTCATCGCGCGCCTGAACGAGCAGGCCAACCTCACGGGCGGCTACACGTACACCACAGAGGGCGAGGGCATCCGCACATACGACGCGCCCGTCAGCGACCCCGCCGTGGGCGCTGAGGCAACGAAGGTCGTTGAGATAAAGGGCGGGAACCTCCGCATCGCAGACAGCAAGGACAGCCAGGGCAACTGGCAGTGGAAGACGGTCATCGTGTCCGGCCACGTCGCGTCCGAGCTGGTAACGGCGGCACAACTCGTCGCGGGAACCATCACGAGCGCCAACGGCACCGTGTCAATCGACCTCGACAACGACACCATCGAGGTGGGCGGCAGGGCCCTCACGACGGTCATCCAGGACGTTGACGGCCTGAACACCCTCATCAGGGACACCGCGGACGGCACGCTGGTCGTGCGCGAGGGCGCGGACTTCGCCGCGCTCGTGGACGCGAGCGGCGCGTTCGAGGTGGTCTACGTCACGTGGAATGACGGCGAGCCTACGCTGGTGGCCCCGTGGTTCACGGTAGACAGCAACGGCGCGCGCTACGTCAACTACGGCGTGAGCGGCGAGCCGCACTTCTCGACGGACGGCACCTCGCTCGAGGTCGGGTATACCGCGGGAAACAAGCTGCACTACGACACGACCAGGGGCTTCTGGCTCTCGACGCGCAGCGGCAACGCGGAGTCCATCAAGTTCGGCGTGCAGGTGGACGGCACGCCCTACGGGGCCAACGCCTACAGGTGGAACGAGATAGCGACCACGACGGGGACAACGCCCGTATCGCTCGACCTGTACGGGCTGGTGAACGGCACCGAGTACATGTACAGCGAGCTGATGGTGTTCATGCGCAACGGCACGAACTACTGGTCATCGATGGTCGTGCCAGTCGCGCAGCTCACGACC